GTTTGGACACCACTTGCAGCGACAGCGATCGTTCCTCCTTGGGGTATGACAGGGGCCCAAGGATAAATGACAATGCCGTTACAGCTGGATCCAGGGAGTAAAGCGGTTGGGGGGAATGTGGCACCTAAAGTGACGCGGGCGACAAGGGAAAAGCGTTTCAGTAACTGTCTAGTGGAACTAATAACTTCACCCATGCACGCAGCATAAGGTACCAGGGACAAATCAGAAAAATTGACAGAATCAGAAGTTTGAGTTGTTGGGACGATGCGGGGTTTACCGATCTGGGCAACATTGGGAATATTGAACGGAACGATAGGGGGGCGAATGGGTGCTGCAAATTGAGCATCTTTCATGTAGGCAAACACGAGGATGTCAACAGCAGTACTAACGGTAGCGGGGGCAACGAGGGGGTTGATTACAGACACTTGAACAACTCCAGAGGCACTATTTCTAGCGTCACCAGAGACAAGGGAAGTTTTAACATCATAATATGTATGCAACCAGGGGCGAACGGAAACGAAGGGGACTTCAAAGGTAAAATCGGAGCCAGAAGACAAGTCTATTTCTTCAGTATATGCAAAAGCAGGCATATTCTGAATAGTAGAATTATCAACATAAACGTAAGGTCGGAAGGAAATGCGAAGACGTCCAGAGTGAAATTGTGTCTTGACAACATGGAAGCGGTAAACCATGGTGCCACGCCAGCAAGAAAACATGGATGCAACACGGGCACAAAGGGGCATGCTCGTGACGCGGGCATAGGCATTAGCAACATTTGTGGACACTTGTTGGGTCCACATGGGTGAAACAGGTTGAAGAAACAGAGAAGCATCAGCAATTTGAGATCCCCAAGAAAAACTAGTCATGAAGCACGGGCGGGAAGCCATATAGTCGAGACGCATCTCATCGATGTCAGTCCCGGCCCATCCACTGTATTGCGTTAAAGCATTTTCAGCGGACAGACCGAGTTTGTGAGTTGTGTCAGAACCATCGTGATTCAGAAAGTATTGTGTTGGGGATTGTTTTACACGGGTAACAGGGGCCTCGACAGCGGGTTTTGAGTATCCAAGATGTTTTAGGGTACTCTCAGCGCCATCTGCCAAGGAAGCAACTGGAGTAGAAAGCCAGCCAAGGCCAACCCAGGGGAGTACGGAGGAGATTGCTCTACCAACGGACCCAACTGTGCTGGAAATGGTGCCTCGCGACTCCATTTTGGAAAGTTCAGTGCCAATTTGAGCATATTGAGTGGTTAAGGGGGCATCAGTAGGGAAACGAAGATCGATGTCCTCAAACTTGGCCCAAATGGTAAAATTAGCGGTAGAAGCGGCTTGGGAAACAAGGGGGGAAAGAACGGAAACAACAACATTACCGAAAGAACCTTGACCGGTAGGTAGATTGAAGAACAAGTAAGGGGAAATGAAGGGGGTACAAAATTCCATAGAAGTAGTATTAGCTAAATTCATAACGACATGAGCGCAACCAGAGGCTGCGATAGGATCGGTGACGGACGTAGTGGAGTACCATTGTGTATGGGAATTCATATATTCGGAGTATGGGACGTAGTGAATCATGAGGGCACCAGCTTGGAAGGGTTGAGAATTGACCTCAATGCGTATGCGAACACGCGCTTTGAGACCAACAAAACCTTCAAGCTTGTTGATGTTTTGAGTGACAGAGTAAGTTCCAGTATTGAAAAGTTGTTTGGGGAAAGTCATGTTGGCGAGAACAGTGCCGCGAGCACCGGCGGCCCACGTACCTTGAAATATGATGGTATAACGAGAAAGAAAATCAGTGATTGAATGAGTTTGTTTCTCACCTATATCATCATACATCATGGTAGGTAGGTCAGCCATGCGAGCGGCATAGTTATCGACGGCTTTGGTGCCATCGTCGCGCAGGGTAATCGTATCATTAGTGCTTGAATCGGTAGTTAAAAGAATATCGGGGTTTGCATTAAAATTTTGTTCAGTAAGTGAGTGTCTTAAACGTTAGGCCACTTAACCATAACGTCGCATTGGTGGTTCCTTGGATAATGGAGGGCTGCTCCGCGTGATCCTAGGAAATAAGGATGAACATCCACACGCCGTCTCTCAATAGCAGTACAAAACATTTTATTTACACCAAAAATTTGTATATGTTAAGCAAGATCACATTGAAAGGGTACACGGGTTACATGGTTAAAGAAGACAGTTTTGATCCAGAGATTATTTGATGATGGTAGTAGTAAAGTCCCTCATCTCTGAATCCAGTGACACCAGCCTTGTGGGCGGCATCAACAATTCGAGGGACATATTCGTCGTACACAGATTTTCCATGCATTGCGATCTCTTTGATGACTTCAGAGACCACATCACTTTCTTCGGGGTTAGAATCAAAGGGGCGTTTTCTCGTCCAATTAAGCATCTCCAAACGAGTTGACAGATCAGCGGGACACAAGTATACACTAGTGTCACCGAACAAACTATCAACTCGCCTGAATCCTCTTTTCAAGAACGATATTTCAGACAGGGGTTTATTGTTTACAATTACACTACTTTTATCTGCAGCAGTGTACTCCATACCAAAGGTCCTCATA